AACAGTAGATTGCTCTGCACTTGCTTCGTACTCTGCAAATGCAACTCTTACTCTACCAGCTAGTTCATTAGTATCAACCTTCTCAGAAGGAACACTAACTATCTTCGCATATTGTATTGAATTAGCCATATATATATCCTCCTATTATGCTTCTACGCAAGTTATACCAAGGACTTTAGCTTCTTCCATTCTAGTAGCACCGATGCTTTGGCAGTAGTACACTTGAGTGGCATAAGATTTGTCAGCTCTTTCGTCAATTCTAGCGGAAATATCTTTTCCGATTCCTAGAGCTATTCCATCTTGTGCAAAAGCTATACAAAGTCTGTCATTACCAGATTTTGTAAGTCTGTTGGATGTTGTAAATTTAAACCCAAGAAAAGTATCAATTTCACCATGAACCAACGCTTTGATTGTGTTGAAATCTGAACTTGTTACTTCGGTTGTCGCCAATAGATTATTAATCTGCTCAGGTCCTACAATAATGTGTCTAGGGATTGAAGGATCAACATCAGCCAAATCAAAAGTCTGCTTAGCAGTTCTTAATTTAGCAATAGTTAAACCTGCAGAACCACCAGCAATTACTGATTGTTGAGCTTGAGATGTTGAACCAGTCTCGCCTGTGTAGGCAGTACCAGTTGCAGCAGCTATAATCACATCGTCTGTAGCTCTACCCATTGCCATTGCAGCAGCTTGAGCGTAAGAAGATGTTGGATCGATTAAGAGTCTTACTTTATCCTGAGTGTCTATTAGATCAGCATATTCGTAATCAGCAAGTGATACTCTTCGTCTTGAATGAGGTGTATCAATTTGCGGAGTGTCGGAATGTCTGCTAGTTTTTAAAACTGCAGTTACTGAACCAACTTGGTCAAAAAAAGCATTTTTTCCAACCACAGATTCAACTCGGACTTTGTCTCTTAATAACGATCCCATTTGTTGAGAAAGCATTTGAATGTTAGCAGAATACTGCTGAACAAATGCTGTAGTTATTTGTGATGACATATTTGTCTCTCCATTTATTAAAGTTAAATATTAACAACCCACATGGTCATTAATAAAATTAAAACAGAAAGGTTCTCCGTCAAAATTGACAGGCATTTCTTGCATTTAAAGTCTGTTAGACTAGAGTCTATTCCTTCTTGTCAGTAAGGTTCTTGCGAATTGTCTTACCTTTAACCCATTTATAATAAATATCTGCAGTTGGCAAGGGATTTGTTTTCTGGTTCTCAGAACCTGTTTCCTTAACCAACCGCAATATTTCTAATCTAATCTCTTGATCGTTTAGATTATTATTCTGCATTTAACATTTCTCTTAATGTATAGACTTGTTGAACCACCTTATCGTGATCTGGGTGATTTTTATTCCAGTAAGGACTATTGGTATCATTAGTCAAAGTAGTTATTTCTGATTCAATATCTTTCATAGTATCTACATTTTCGCTTTCTGTAGAAACAATTTTATCCTCAGACATCATATTAGCAATTTTTGCAAATCCTTTTATAATTTCTGGATGATCTCCTACCCTTGTTCCATCTTGTAGTTGCATATCTAATACATCTGGATTAATATTTGCTTTAGCTAATGCACCAGCTTGTTTAACTTTACCTTCAAAGTCTCTACCCCACTCTTGTCTTAGCTGTTGTTCCGCTTGAACTTGAGCAGTCTCTGTATCAATCTTTGATTGCTGTGCAGTACCTTCCATATTATTTTTATAGAAATCTAAAATACCTTCAGCTTGTTTATTATTCAAACCTAGTTTATGAGATTGTTCTGCAAATGATTTAATTGCACCTTCATCAAAATTAACTACATCAGATTTAACATTTAATTTATATTGATCTGCTGTTTCTGGTCTACCTAATTTTGAATACACTTCACTCCACTGATCGTCTGTTGAGTTGTTGTTAGGAATAACTACCTTGTCCTGACCAATCATTTTAGTTGCGTTGATGTAACTTTTTGCTAGTGCATCAATCTCCGTAAATTTCTCTATACTAGGATCGCTTCTAAACTCTTCACTGATAGACTCTTTCCAAGAAGAGGGTGTTATAGGTGTATCTGATTTTGCAACTGTATTAAGTGTTGCTGTTGGTTGGACTGTTTCTGTAGATGGTGTCGCTGTTTCTACAGGCACAGTTTCCTGCGTTATCTGTTCGTTTGACATTATTATTTTCCTTTTTCATTATCATTTTGCAGCATTGATTTTATAAATAAAAGAACGCTGCGTTGTCCTTCCATATATGCACTTTCATGGCTATCTCCTTTAACATTAGTAGTAGCGTGGTAGTGGCATCTCTTTTCTAAATCAAACAAGACTTCTTTGCCTTCGTCTGTATTGAATATAAATTCGTAATTTTTTTTTAACTTTCCAATTAATTGTTCTAGTTGTTTACTTGCTTCCATGTTTTTTCCTTTCTATTACTCTTCTGGGTTTACTAAAGCCTTTGCTTCCTCTGGCAATGCTTTTGCCAATGGTGCTATGTCTCCTCCTGCTTGTGCTACTTGTTGCATCTGTTGCATTTGTTGTTGTTGTTGAGCCTGTTCTTGAGCTTGTTGTCTTTCAGAGTTTACTTGGTTTTGTGATTTTAATAATTTTTGTGGCATACCAACTATGTCTGCTAGATGTTTCACTAGGTTATCAAAATTAACATAATCAAATACTGGTGCTACATTTGCTAATGATCCTAATATTTCTATTGCTCTCATAATGGATTGTAGCTCTGAAGATTTTTGTGCTTTAGCAAGTGGTGAAACATATTCAATTTCTACATTTCTTCCAGATAAAAACTCTGGTGCTTCTGGCAACATATTGTTACGGAGCAGTATAGCAAACACTCTATCAATTAATGGTTTTAACAATTCTGATTGCAGTCTACCAAGAACAGGTCCTAGTAATCTCATCTTCTCTTCGTTCCTTTGGATGACTTCTGTTGCTGTCATTTGAGGACCATTCTGCATCATAAGTTGGTTTACATAAAACACAGCACGAATAGCATCTCTTCTTTGCTCTTCCATGTTTAATCCTAATGGATTGTTTGCACCAATGTTTAAAGGTTCAATTCTATCTCTTGTTCCTGATCTATAAAAATTTAATCCGCCAGGTACAGTTCTAACTGGTAATAAAAAACCATCGTCAGGCACTAACAAAGGAGGATCAACTTGTTTCTGTGCTGCTTTAATAGTGGTCTTAGACATTTCATTTAACATCTTCACATCAGGCAAAGCAGTCATCGCAGGAGATCTTCCGTAGATTTCATTGGATGCTTTTAAGTAACGAGGTACTACAAAAGGAAATTCTTTAAATCCAGAAACAGATAATTCGTTTCCATTTTTATATTCTACATAAACAGATTCAAATGGCATATTAGCTTTATCTTTTTTCTTAGGATCAAAATCAGATCTTGGATAAAGTGCGTGGATTAATTCTACTTCTTGGTAAGGATCTTTTTTTGACATTGCCATAATGTCTGGAGAAACTTTATCTCCAAATTTTTGCAACGCACCTCTAGCAGAAAGTTTAAATCTTCTGTATACTGTATCTACTCTTCCCTTATCGTTCTCAGCAATAAACACTTCGTTAATATGTCTAGTTGAGAATTTAATTAAATCATCATCATCTTCTTCAATAAACATTGCTGCTGTACCAAAGGTAATTAGATCGTGGTATAATTCAAAAATTTCTTGTTGGAAGTTAGAACGATTAAACGCAGTGTACATTGTTTCGGTTGCAGACTCTAACCAAAGTTTTGCTTCTTCTTCGTTATCCATATCCTCTTCTTTAAATCGTAAGGTAAACCAAGGGGTGGAAGGGTTAGTCAGCATACCATGTAGAGAAGCTGCTAGTAATTCTACTGCTTGAATAGGAGACGAATCAAAAATCATCTCATTTCGTTTATCTCCTCTGGCTCTGGTTTTAGTTACATCAGCTTTTCTTGGTTGCATATAATCTGCAACTTCTTGCCAGTGTGTTTCCCAGTTTTGCCTTTGACCTTGTAGTTTGTCAAATCGTGCTAATAAACTTTTACTTAAATCTGTTTTTGCCATTATGATCCTAATAGACTTTTCTTACCTAGTGTAGCATCTCCCTCTACTCCTGCTGAGCTAGTTAGAATAGTTGCTGATCTTCCTTTTCGTTTTGTTTTAACACTGGATGAATATCCATCTGCATCGGTTGCTGTGCTTTGAGAAATCTCTGCTGCGGTTGGAGCTATAGTAGTAGCTACTGGAGCAGGTTTGTTTACTTTTTTAACAGCACCCATTTTAACCGCTTTTGTAATTGCTGCAGCCATTCCCATATTAATTAGTCTCTCTAGTTAAGGTAGATTTAGTTTCTGTAACTCTTACTTGTTCTACTTCAGGTTTTTTAATTACTTCTTCTGCTTTTAGAATTACAGGTTCTTCTTTTTTAATTTCTACTTTAGCTTTTTTTGGTTTGATTATTTCTTTTGCTATTTTAATTATGTTTTTAATTCCCATGTTATGATCCTAATAAAGTTTTCTTTTCTATCTCAGCATCGCTGACATCTCCTAAAGGTCCAGTTAAAATAGTAGACTTTCTACCTTTTCTTTTTCGTTCTACTGCTGCTTGTTCTTTAGCAATACTTTCTTTTTCTTCTGCTGAAATTTCTGAAGAAGGCATCTCAGGAGCTGGTGCTACTGGTGGTAGTGATGGCATCTTTGGTGAAAATAATGAACCCATATTTATATTATCCTATAACTATTATCTGCTACATTTTGTGGAGCAGCTTGTCTAGTGTTAATTTCTTGAAGTCCCACAGCCAAATACCTCATGGCATCACAGGCGTGTGAACTCCAATCGTGTACAGGCTTAGATCTAAACATTCTGTTTTTATCTATGTACTTCCTGTGGTAATGTCTTAACGCATCTATTAATTTTTTGCAATGGTCTATGTCAATGTAGCATCTGGGTAGTGCCATAGCGGTAGCGTGGATTCCATCCTCTAAAGGAATTTTCGGCACAACTTTAAATGTAACTCCTAATTGATAAGCTACTTCCCTTCTGGTTTTTCCATTACTAAATTCCATTACCTCTATATCATGTGGACCAAAGTGATCCTTGTAGATGTACTCTTTGGAATTTATTACTTCTATAAAGTGGGGTAATCCTTGTTTTCGTTCTTCATAGTAATCTACAATATTAATTGCTGAACCTAGTTGCTGATAAAATATAATAGCCGTGTGGTCTGAAACTCCTATATCCCATGCGGTAGAGACTGGCAAAGAAGGATCGTAAGGTACTCTAGTAATCTGTCTTTTATCATCCATCTTTTGCATGACCTCTCCGTATACAGATCCTTCAATATTCGCTATCCAATCACATTCAAACTCTTGCTTGAACTTGTTATCTCCCATGATCTCTTTTGCTGCTCTTAGTTCTTCCTCATCTACTATTTTAGTTTTGCTTGCCTGTGCTTTAAAATAAAACCAATCACTATGGTTCTTTTGTGCGTGTTGGTACATATCGTAAAAGTTATTATTCATTCCTTGTGGTGTACCTATAAATACGCAGTAGCCTTTTCTATCGGATAGAGCAGGTCTAATAATTTCTGGGAACAATCGTTCTGTTACATTGGCATACTCATCTATGACGCAACCATCCAAATAGATACCTCTAAGACCATCGCAGTTCTCTGAGCCTAGTAGGGTTATCCTAGAGCCATTAGGCAAGTCTACACGCAGCTCTGTCTCATTAAAGCGTACTCCTGGAATCTTGTCAGAAAATTGTTTGATGTAATCCCAAGCAATAGATTTAGCTTGTTTAAAGGTAGGTGCAATATAAGCAAACCTAGGGTTCTTCAGTTTGGATTGTAGTGCGGTCATTAGTAAATGATTAATCATCATTACTGTTTTACCAAATCTACGATGGCAGACTAAGACTGACCATCTTTTCTCTAGCATCTTAGAGTGAAGAAACTTCTGATGTTTTCTGGCAGTATAAGGAATAACTATATTCATTAATGTAACATGGTGTCTATTGTTCCACTGGTAGGTGTAAAGTCAAAAGATAACTCTGCCATAACCCAGCTAATATATAAATCAGCTATGTCTTTGTTAGGAAAGCCTGTGATCTTAATAACTACATTGTTAGTTTCAGGTTCTATAAATACCACGGATTGTATGTCTTTGCTATCGTACTCCATACATATGGTATTATTTTATTTACAAAAGGAGGTCTACCAAAAAAAGGGGGTGGGTTGTTTTGTGGATAGGGGGTGACTGGCTGTGTGTGAGCGTGGAAAAATCCCATGATATATACGTATAATACCCGCACCCGTTTTATGGGGG